AAGTACGCGACCGCATGGGCGGTGTGGCGTCAGGAACTTCGCGCCCTCGGCTACCAGTGGCGGGTCGTGTCGCTGAACAGCATGCACGCGCAAGCCCACGGGGCGCCCGCACCGCAGTCACGCGACCGGATCTACGTCGTCTGCTGGCCCGAAGGGGAACGCGCACCGGACCTCGACCGCATCCTCCGGCCGCGCGCGTACTGCACACGCTGCGACGTCGTCACCGAGTCGGTGCAGTCGTTCAAGCGTGGCCGCGAGGTCGGCCGGTACCGGCAGGCGTACCTGTACTGCTGCCCCCGCTGCGGGTCCGTCGTGGAACCGGGCTGGTTGCCCGCGGCCGCCGCGATCGACTGGGCACTGCCCGGCACCCGCATCGGGGACCGGGACACACCCCTCGCGGAGAAGACGCTCGCCCGCATCGCGGCAGGCATCGCCCGCTACTGGGGGCCGCTGACCGTCGAAGCGGCCGGGAACACGTACGACGCCGCGGACCCGAAGCACCCGAAGCACCGTGCGCACGGCGACCCCGCCGGGTACTACCGGTCGTGGCCCGTCGGTGAACCGCTCCGGGCGCTGCACACGACGAACTCGAAGGCCCTCGCCGTCCCGGTCGAGGGTCGCGACGGGAAGGAGGCGCGCCCCGTCGACGTGCCAGCCAGGGCGCAGACGACGCGCAATGAGACCGGGCTCGCGTTCATCGCCGAGATGTACGGCACGTCGACAGCGCGATCGGTCGCCGAGCCCGCGGGCACGTTCACCGCCGGCGGGAATCACCACGCGCTCGTGACGCAGTTCCGCGATCGCGACGACCGGAACCTCGACCCGTTCGCCGAGACGCTCAACACGATCGTCGCGGGGGGCGCGAACCACGCGCTCATCCACCGTAACAACGGAGGCGGAGCCGAGATGACGACGCCCGTCGCCGAGTACCTGCGCACCCTCACGACGACCGCTCAGCAGTCGATCATGCGCCGACCCGGCGAAGCGGCCGCGGCCGATATCCGGGCGGCCCGCGACATGCTCCCCGACGTCCTGTTCCGCATGTTCGAACCGCACGAGGTCGCGGCGGGCATGGCGTTCCCCGCCGACTACCAGTGGCAGCCGTCGGGACGTGCGAAGCCGATCTCGAAGCGCGACCTCGTGAAGGCCGCAGGGAATGCTGTCACGCCGCCCGCGGCGCGCGACCTCGTGACCGCGGCCGTCGAATCCATGGGGGTGGCAGCGTGATCCTCCACGGGTCGATGATCCTGTCCGACGCGATCCCGCACGGCACCGTCGAAGGGTTCCGGGCCGGGTGCACGACGGCCCACTGCCCCGCCCCGGTCCGGTGCGCGGTCGTGCATTCCCGGTACGTGTCGGACTGGGGTTTCCGGCGGCGGGTCGACGCGGGTGAGAGCCCGGCGGCGATCGTCGCCGCCGAGGAGGCCGCGACGGCCCGACCTGCCCCACCCGTACCCCCCAAAGTGGACCGCCCCAAGGCCACCCGACCCGCACCGACCCGCCGCCGGCCCACGACCGGCCACCGCTGGTCCGACACGGAACTCACGGACCTCATCCGGTTGCACCGTGAGGGCCTCGACGACACACAGATCGCAGCCAAGCTCGGACGCAGCCAGCAGTCGGTGAACCATCGCCGCCACCTGCTGCACATGCCGGCCAACCGACCGAGGGCACGGTTCAAGCACGGCACCCCGTACGGGTACAAACGCGGCTGCCGCACCGGATGCCCGTCGACACCGTCGTGCACGGTGGCGGCGAAGGCGTACTTCGCGGAGAACAACGCGGCCGCGCACGCCGGCCTCACGCTCACGCAGTGGCGTGCCAGGAGGGCAGCATGATCGGGCCGAAGGTTGCCGCACCGTCGCGTGCGGAGGAGATCGCGGCGTACGAGCTCGTCACGCTCCGCGACGCGGACACGTGCCAGCGGTGCCGCCGTGCGTGCGGGTGGGGTGTCACGTCGAGGCATCACCGGAAGGGTCGCGGTGTCGGCGGGCAGACCGTCGTCTCGAACCTGATCGTGCTCGGCGGCACCGGCACGACCGGATGCCACGGGTGGGCGACGGGGAACCCTGCCGACGCAGTCCGTGAAGGGTGGTCGGTCCCCGGGTGGCCGACCGCTGACCCGACCGAATGGCCGGCGCGCCGATGGGTGCACCACCCGCTCGGATACCTCGACCTCGTGTGGGTCCTCCTCAACGACGTCGGCGGCGTGACCGTGATCGACGAAGCCGACGCGCACGAACGCATGCGGCAGATGGGATGGGATGACGTGACTGAACCAGCAACCGAAAGGACCTCCTCATGACCGTCACGAAGCGCACCCGTTTCGAGATCCTCCGCCGCGACCAGCACACGTGCCAGTACTGCGGGGCGAAGGCGCCCGACGCCGTCCTGCACATCGACCACGTCATGCCGGTCGCGCTCGGCGGGACAGACCTGCCCGGCAACCTCGTGACGGCGTGCAGGGAGTGCAACTCGGGCAAGGCGTCGATAACGCCGGACTCGCCGCTCGTGCAGGCCGTCTCCGCAGAGGCGGCCGCGTACGCGCTCGGCATGGTCGAGAAGATGACCCGCCTGCGCGGCGAGATCGACCGCACGGGCGAGTACGTCGGCATGTTCGACGACGCGTGGAAGCGCTGGACGCGGAAGGGTACCGGCGAAACGATCCCGCTCCCGGCCGACTACGAGCTCTCGCTGTTCCGGTGGGTACACATGGGGGTCCCGATCCGGCTCATCGAGATGGCGATCCCGAAGGCTATGACCAAGCCGGGGTTGCGCGGCGAGTTCGCGGAGTTCCAGTACATGGCCGGAATCGTCTGGGGGACGCTCAACGAGCGCGAGATCGACTACAGCGTGACCGAGGACACCGTCCGCATCTTCACGAAGTACGAGTGCGAGGAGTACGGCGAGGAGCAGCACCAGGCCGGCTTCCGTCTGGGCTGGGACCGCGGCATCGAGCGAGGCCGCGAGGAAGCTGAGTTCGAGCACCTCGCGCGCGACGTCCTCCAGCACCACATCGACCAGACCGAGATGTATGTCGAGGCGAACCCGTTCAACGGCGAACCCATGACGTTGGGGGTGGTCAGGCGTGGCTCGTGACTACGCGCAGCTGCGGCACGACATCTGGTCGGATGACGCCTGGCGGGCGCTCACCGTGCCGGCGCAGCACCTGTACATGCTCCTCCTGTCGGACCCGCGGCTGTCTTACTGCGGCGTGACCGATTGGCACCCGGGGAAGCTCGCGCAACGCTCGGGCGAGAACCGCGGCCGCGACACCCTGATCGCCGGCGCCGAGCTCGCCGAAGCGCACTTCGTCGTCATCGACGAGGACACCGAGGAGGTGCTGATCCGCTCCTACCTGAAGCACGACCCGCTGATGAAGAACCCGAGGCTCGCGGTCACGATGGCGAAGGACTTCGGCGTCGTCGCGTCGAACAAGATCCGTGCCGCGATCGTGTGGGAGCTGCAGCGGCTGAAGAAGGCGCAGCCCGATCTGGGCGCGTGGGAGAAGCCGCAGGTGAAGACGGTGCTCCGTCAGAACGCGGTCAACCCGCGCGAGATGGTCACCGACCTTCCGACGGGCGCAGCGACCTACTTGGGAGCCGGTTTAGGGGTCGGTTTGGGTAACGACTTCGGGAATGGCCTCGGGTCGGGTTACCAGCCCCCTACAACAGCAACAGCAACAGCAACCTCAACAGCAACATCTTCTATCGAAGATGCGGTCGCGCTGAGCTCGAGTTCTCCACAGGGCTCCCGATCGCGGAGGGCCGCTTCGTGACAACGCGCTCCGGGGCCAGGGGTGATCGCACGAGTTCGGACACCATGACCGACGCCGAGTGGGACTTCGCAGTCTTCATCGGCGGCCTCCGACCGGCCGACGTCCGCGACGAACGCTGGGTCACCCCGCCCCGGCTTCAGCACGACCGCATGTACGACATGCAGACCGAAGCGCACCTCGCGACCATCCGCCTCGACCGAAACCAGCGCCGCCGAGCGCTCACCACCACGAAGGAGACCCACGCATGAAGACCAAGACCACGATCGCGGCACTCGCGATCACCGCAGCCGCCATCGGCCTCACCGGATGCGCTGCGAGCGCGGCAGGCAAGGTCGGCGACGGGCAGCTCGTCAGCCGGGCCGTGACCACGAGCGACGGCCGCGACGTCGAGTGCATCTTCTGGGTGCCCGTCAACAACACCGGAGTCGCGTCCGCCGAGGGTGCGCAGATGGACTGCGACTGGGAAGGTGCGGCGCGATGACCGGAGAGACGATCGTCAACGTCGTCGGGAACCTGACGGCCGACCCGGAGCTGCGGTACACGCAGAACGGCCTCGCGGTCGTGAACTTCACCATCGCGTCCACGCCGCGCATCTTCGACCGGCAGGCGAACGAGTGGAAGGACGGTGACGCCCTGTTCCTGCGGGCGTCGTGCTGGCGGGAGTTCGCTGAGCACGTCGCGGGGTCGCTGTCGAGGGGCATGCGGGTCATCGCGTCGGGCCGGCTGAGGCAGCGTTCGTACGAGACGTCGGAGGGTGAGAAGCGCACCAGCATCGAGCTCGAGGTGGAGGAGGTCGGGCCGTCGCTCAGGTACGCGACCGCGACCGTGACTCGTGTCCAGCCTGGGCAGGGTGTCCAGCAGGGCACCAGTGCCCCGTACGCGGCCTCGCAGCCGTCCGGCGACCCGATGGGCGGGGGTGAGTCGTATGGGGACGTCACACCGTTCTGAGCCACGCCGCGAGCACCTCGCGGGCGCGCCCTGCCAGTGCACCGGCGGGCGGCCCTGCTACTGGTGCTCCGTCGCCAACCCGACTCCCGACGTGGAAGGGGAAGACCGTGGCTGAGAAGTGCGGGTACTGCGGACGCTACATGGCGCTCGTCGACTACGGCGCCGAGTGGGGATCGGAGTGGGTGTGCTCGCAGCAGGACGAGCACATCGAGGCCGACCCGGATCACTGGACAACGCCCGACGACTGCCAAGCCTGCAACGCGAAGCTCTTCCAATGTTCCCCCGGTGCCGCGTGCTGCGATGACTGCACGCATTCGGGCAACTGGGCTGCCCCTGGACCCGACGTGGAAGGGAGCGCCGACTGATGGACGCGCAGCGAATGGAACCACCCCGGAAGGACATCCTCGTCGGGTGGCTCCGCTACGAAACGAACCGGCCCGACACGATCACCCTTCCCGACCTGTTGGGGGTCGCGGCCGACACCATCGAAGCGACCATCGCGTCACCGCACGTGGACGCGAAGCACTGGGCCGAGGTCGGACGCCTCCGGGCACGCGTCACAGAACTCGAAGCCGCGATCGATCGGGCCGCGGGCGCACCGGCCGTCGAGACCATCGACGAGCACGGCATCCGTCACGACAGCGTGTACTCGGTGCTCAACACGATCCGGAGGCCGTTCTGATGGGCGCCGACTACCTGAAGCTCGAAGAGGCAGCGCGGGCTGCGACTCCGGGGCCGTGGATGCTCGACGGGATGGGCGAGGACGAACCTGAGATCAACTACTGGGCTCACCGGTTCATCGGTTCCGCCTACCCGCTTTCGGGCGGCAACCACGAGATCATCGCGACATCGGAGGACGGGCACGGACCGAACGCGGCCTATATCGCCGCGGCTGACCCGAGCACGATCCTGGCGCTGGTCGCCGAAGTCGCTCAGGTGCGCCGCCTTCACGAGGTCGCGACGGAACGCACGGTGCAGCTCGCCGCCGTGATCGAGCAGGCGCGAGCAGTGACGGATGCCGAGGTCAAGGCGGCGGCCGGTGCGATGCCGTGTCGGTGGTCACCCCGCGACCACGAGCACCCTGTCGGAGACGACTGCCGGGACGAGCGGATGGGATGCCTCACGGTCGCCCGTCGAGCCCTTGAAGCCGCCGCCGCGATCCGGGAGGCCCGCTCGTGACCGGCTACCTGACGGCCGCTGACGTCATCGCCGAACAGTTCGCGGCGCTCCTCGCCGAAGACCGTGCCGACGCCGAGAACACCTGCTGCGCGAAGTGCCGGCGCGGCACGAAGCAGCTCGGCCGCTTCCCCTGCGGCGTCGAAGGGCGCTGCACCTGCCACACGAAAGGACCGACCCTGTGAGCGACGACACCCTCCTCGACGTCATCGACCGACTCACGATCGAGCACCCCTACGCGGCCCACATCGACGGCCGCACCCGATGGGTCCGCCGAGACCCCCTCATCGCCCAACTCCGGGAATCGATCGCATCGTCCCTCGTCGGCGGTGCAGGCCCGGGCACGACGTCGTCGAAGATCCCGTTCGACTCCGACGCGCTCGAGCAGTACGACCGCCTCGACGGCATCATCCTCGAAGCGCTCCGGAACGCCGGCGGCACCCCGCACCTGACCCCGGAGGGCAACCTCCGCGCCTGGTACGCGGCCGTCGGCCGCGACCTGACCGACGAGGGCCACCGCATCTGGTTCGCCGTGTACCGCCGCTGGGAGCAGGCCATCGAAGCGAAGCTCGAAGCGCCCATCGTCCTCGAACTCATCGACATGACCACCCGGCACCCGTTCACCTGCCCCGAGTGCGGGATGGACTGGTTCGAGCAGATCCTGAACAGCGGACCCGACGGGCGCGGGGGCCGCTGGTACGACCGGGAGAAGCGGGTCGCGTTGACCGCGATGTACCGGCCCGACGGGCGCGGCGGTCTCGACCGTGCTGCCGTCGAGTGCGGATGCTGCGGGTGGCGGGTCACGGGGAACGACGTCCGGGGGTTCGCATGGGACCTCGAGCAGGGCGCACCGCTGGCAGAGGCAGGGGCCGACCTGTGAAGGCGTGGCTGATCGTCGGCTCATGGTGGGCGCAGGGCATCCTCGACCGGCCTCGGGTTCACCACCTCACGACCGACCCCGCGTGCGAGCACTACCGGCCGCCCCGTCCGGGCTCGTGGCTCGACCGGGCGTCGCGCGGCCTCGTGTGTGAGCCGTGCATGGTGCGCCGCGCGTTCGGCGACGACGAGTGCCTCTGGGCGCCCGGCCCGAACCCCGACGCGCCGACGCCGCTGCTTGACCGCAACCCCCCGAACAGGGGATACTAGGTCCCGCAGCGGAGAATTGCGCCCAACGGCCGGTTCCCCGCTGTCCCGCTTGAAGGCCCTCACGTCGCCCCCTGACGTTGAGGGCCTTCGGCGTTCACGGGTACCAGGGGCCCGTTCGGTTGGGGAGTCGAGCCGGGGCGAGCCGGAACCACTGTGTTCCCTCGCCCCGGCGACCACGCACGGAGGCCCCATGCATCCCGTGCTCCTCACCACAGCAGCCATCATCGCCGCCACCGGCATGTGGGTCACACTCCGCGGCATCATCGCCGACGACTCCATGACCGTGATGGGCGCCGGGTTCCTGATCATCCTCGCCGGCACGATCCTCGCCCTCAACGCGATCGGAGACACCTGATGTCCACGTTGTGCTGGCTCCTCGTGCTCGGCGCGGCCGTCACGATCCTCGGCGCACCATCCACGGAACACCCGTCACGCCTCCCGCAAGGCCCGTCCTGGTTCGACATCCTCCCGACGCTCACGCAGTCGCAGAAGCAACGCACCCGGTTGCAGCAGACCCGCAAGCACGGCGCACCCCGCTACGGCCACACCGGAGCACCAGTCCGCCGCACCCGACGGAAGTGACCATGCACGAGTGCTCGGAGTGCCTCACCCCGTACCCGTCAGCCAACGCCGCGGCCGCGTGCTGCACCGACGACAACTTCGACCGCGGACGCGAATAGACCCCCACCCGCGGCAGCACCCCGAGGGGACGTGCACGCCAATGCCCTGGGAGAACAACCGCCCCACCCACGTACCAACCCGTATTCGTGACGCCTGCCTCAACCGAGACGGACACCGATGCGTCGCCCAACTCCGAGACGGCACACGCTGCCCAGCAGTCGACCACCTCGAAGCCGCACACCTCAACGCATGGCACCAAGGCGAACACATCACCGTCGACATGGTCCGCACACTCTGCCATTGGCACCACAACCGCGAAACCCAAGCACAGGCTGCACAAGCACGACGCACACGCCCATCAGCGAAACGACCCCGAGAGAAACACCCCGGACTCAGCTGACACCGGACCACCACCCACCCCACCCCCTGCCCCCGCCGTCAGGCCCGCGGGGAGTTGCTGTGGCTCTGGGTGAGTACGAGTCTGGGGAAATTGCCCCCGGGGACGCCATGGAGCGTGGTGCTGGCCGTGTGCGAGCGTGCTCGGCGGCATGGTTGGCGTTCGATGCTCTGGTGCGCTCAGATTGGCGCGTGCGGAGGTAGTCGTTACAGCGGGAGCAGTTGGCCGTGCTGGTACACGTTGCCGGTGACGGTGATGTAGCGGCCGACGCTGTAGCGCTCGATCGACAGGCCGCCGCCGGTGTACCGCTTCCCGGGCTGTTCTTCGAGGAGGCCCCAGATGTGGAGGCCGTCGCCGCTTGGGCTGATCTCGATGTAGCTGCCGGGGTAGTAGGCGACGTGTTCGAGGGCGGCTGGGCTGAGTTCTCCGTCGAGGATGCAGTGGTCGAGGTCGAGGCAGCCGATGCCGTCGCCGAGGACGAAGCCGAGGCCGACGCCGGCGCGCGATGCGACCGCGGCGGCGTGGCTCGACCAGGTACGAGGGTCAGTGGAGCTCGCGGCGTGGCCGTTCACTCGGAGCGGCACCTTGTTCGGGGCGTAGCGCACCCACCGGTCGCGTCGGAGCATCTCGGCGGGGATGCCGCCGGATGCTTTCTGGGCTCGGTGCGCGTAGATCCGGTGTGCGCTCGAGCAGTACTTCGCGTCGGCTCGTTTCGAGACGACCGAGACCCCGCACCATTCACACGTCCGCATCCCTCAATTGTAACGCTTAGTTCCGCGTGAATACAGGGCACAACCCCGAAACGGGGGCGTTGTCTTAGTCCCGAAATGGGAGGAACCGCATGGCAGGCATCGGCCCCGCACCCAAGGACCCGTCGAAGCGGGCTCGCCGCAACAAGGACGTCGTCGCGCTTCGCGTTGTCGAGGTTCAGGCCGTCGAGCAGCCCGAGCTTCCGGCGTTCACGGTCATGGTCACCATCGACGGCGAGATGGTCACGCAGGAGTTCGAGTGGCCTGCGATGACTCGCGACTGGTGGGCGATGCTCGCGCATCATCCGCTCGCCCCAGAGTTCATCGAGACCGACTGGGCGTACCTCATGGAGACCGCGCGTCTCCACGCCGAGTTCTGGACAGGGAAGATGTCGCTCGCCGCCGAGCTGCGGTTGCGGGAAGCGAAGTACGGGTTCACTCCCGAGGATCGTGCGCGTCTCCGCATCCAGTTCGCGCAGGCGACGAGCGCTGAGGTCGACACCGCGAAGAAAGTCACCCGGGCACGCGATCGGTTCGCCGGCCTCACCCTCCCTGACGAGTTGGAAGCCTGATGCCCTGGCGCCCCATCGATGGCGAGCTGTTCCCGACGCTCGGGTACCACGTCGCCGACCAGATGGCTGAGTACCTCGACTACTTCGTCACGCGCGAGCAGCTCGAGTTCCTGATCCGGTTCTACGAGATCGATCCGCGCACGTGCCGGCGGGTGAAGCGTCGCGCTGTGCTGCAGCGGGCGCGTGGTTGGGGGAAGTCGCCGAAGCTCGCCGCGATCGGGATCAGTGAGGCGTTGTTCGAGGTCGTGCCCGACGGGTGGGACGCTGACGGGCAGCCCGTCGCGCGGCCGTGGTCCGACTTCAAGTCCGTGATCAACGTGCCCATCACCGCGACGTCGGAAGATCAGGTGCAGAACACGTGGGCGCCGCTGCTCGACATGGCCCGCACCGATGCGCTCGTGAACGCGTTCGACATCGATCCGATGGACACGTTCATCTCGATCCCCGGCGGCAGGATCGAGCCTCGCACGTCGGCCGGCCGGTCGATCAAGGGCCTCCCCGGGCAGGTCGCGGCGATCATGGACCAGACCGAGGAGTGGGTGAAGGGCAACGGAGGCATCCGTCTCGCGCAGAACATCCGCAACAACGCGACGAAGGCCAGCGGCATCACGATCGAGTCGCCGAACGCGTTCACTCCGGGCGAAGGGTCGGTCGCTGAGCTTTCTGCGAGGGACTGGGATCTCATCAAGTCGGGGAAGCATCCGAAGCTGTCCGAGGCTCGCATCCTGCTCTACGACCACCGTGAAGCGCCGGCGACGACTGACCCGTCCGACCATGACTCGCTCGTCTACGGGCTGCGGTACGCGTACGGCGATAGCTCGAACCACCCTGACGGGTGCGTGATCCACACGCCGGCGTGCCCTCCGGGTTGGGCGGACATCGACGGCACCGCGCTCGCGTTCCTCGACACGTCGAACGATCCTCAGGTGCTTCGGGCCGACTTCCTGAACCAGATCACGCACGCGTCGGACTCGTACGTCACGCAGCCCGAGGTGCGCGCGATCATCGACACATCGAAGGTCATCACGTCCTCCGAGCCGATCACGCTCGGCTTCGATGGGTCCGAGGGTCGTAAGGACTCCCGTATCGCTGACTCCACGGTCCTGATCGGCTACTCGATCGCGCAGAAGCACGGCTTCAAGCTCGGCGTGTGGTCGCAACCCGACGGGCCGGCCGGTGAGGGGTGGCGGCCGCCGGAACTCGAGGTCGAGGCCGCGGTCTCCGACGCGTTCAAGCGCTACAACGTCGTCGGGTTCTTCGCGGACCCGTCTGCCGGTTGGGCTGGGAACGTCCGGACGTGGGAGGCGGCCTATCACAAGCGGCTCAAGGCGAAGATGTCGGCCGACCAGCCGATCCGGTGGCGGCAGAAGGACCTCAGCCGCACGACGGACACGTTCGACCAGTTGCATTCCGCGATCGCGAATCGCGACATCACCATCGACGGTTCACCCGAGCTCGTCGCGCACCTGATCCACGGCCGCCGCGACCCGCGCCGCTCCGGGTACGTGGTGAAGAAGCCTGACGACGACCAGGACTACGCGAAGATCGACGCCGTGTGGGGGCTGATGTTCGCCTTCGCGGCGGGCCTCGACGCGCTCGGCAAGGGCGTGCTCACCAACCGACGCGGCACTGCTCGTCGCATCTACTGAACCCCGAAGGGAGTGAGATGCCTACTACTCCCGACGAATGGCTTCCGGTCCTCGCGAAGCGTCTCGACGCTCGGCAGCCGCGCATCGCGAAGCTGCGGAAGTACTCGACTGGTGACGCGCCGATGCCTGAGATGGGGCCGAACACGAAGGCGTCGTGGGAGGCGTTCCAGAAGAAGGCCCGCACCGACATGGGCGGGCTGCTGTGCTCCTCGCTGAGTGGCCGCATGGTGCCGAACGGTGTGCGGGTCGGTGAGACGCCGGCCAGCCCTGCCACTGCAGCCCTGCGGCGCGTGTGGCGTGACAACCGCCTCGCCGTGGTGTTCGCCGACGCGATCTGGAACATGCTGTCGGTCTCGTACGGGTACCTCATCACCGGCGTCCGCACCGGCGAACCGGTCATCACGTCGGAGACGCCCGAGCAGGTCATCGTCGCACCCGACGCCGTGCAACCGTGGCGCTCGATCGCGGCACTGAAGGCGTGGCGCGACGAAGAGACCGGATACGACTACGCGCTCGTGTGGGTGCCCGGTGTGCGGCAGAAGTACCGCCGGACGTCGAAGAACGAGAGCGGCAGCGTCCGCGCGTCGACTGTGGGCGGCTGGGAACCGTACGGCGAGCCCGAGACGTACGTCGGCGCGCTGCCCGTTTTCGAGCTCGCGAACGCGAACGGCTTCGCCGAGTTCGAGCCGCACATCGACGTCATCGACCGCATCAACCTCGGAAAGCTGCAGCGCCTCGTCGTCACCGCGATGCAGGCGTACAAGCAGCGGGCGATGAAGGGCGGGCTGCCCGACAAGGACAACGAGGGCAACGACATCGACTGGGCGAAGATCCTCGAGCCCGCACCTGGTGCACTCTGGGACCTCCCCGAGGGGGTCGACGTGTGGGAGTCGCAGTCGACGGACATCCGCCCCCTGCTCGACGGTGAGAAGACCGACCTCCGCGACTTCGCCGCCGTCACGATGTCGCCTATCGACGTGTTCATCCCCGATGGGCAGAACCAGTCCGCGACCGGAGCCGCGAACGTCCACAAGGGCGAGATCCAGAAGGCCAAGGACCGCATCGCGCGCGTCTCCGCACCGATGGAGGGCGCGCTGCTCGCTGCTCTCCGCATCCTCGCCCTCGACGATGGCTCCACTGTGCAGGTGCTCTGGGAACCGCCAGAGCATGTCTCGCTCTCGGAGAAGGCCGCGGCATCGGTCGCGGCGAAGGGCAGCGGCAAGTCACAGCGCTGGATCGACGAGAACATCTGGGGCATGTCGCCGGAGGAGATCGCGCAGGAAGAGGCCGCTCGCGCCGAGGAGCAGCTGCAGGCCGCGATCCTGGTGGGCAGCGGTGGCAACGCCTGAGCAGATCATCGTCGGCTACGAGTCGGTCGTGCGTGACGTGCGCACGCGGGTCGAGGCCTACGCGCTCGCCGTCTGGCGCGGCGCCGGCTCGTGGCGTGACGACGACGTCGACCGGCTCGTCGCGCTGATCGTGCCGAGGGTGCGGGCTGGGCAGGTGCAGACCGCGCAGCTCACGGCCGCGTACCTCGCCTCGCTCGAGTCGGTGCGGACGGGCACCGTCGTCGCGGCGGCGGCCGTCGACCGGGAGCTCGTGACGGCGGCGCGTGGACTGCCTGCCGAGGAGGTCTACCGGAGGCCGGCGGCGGCGATGTACGCGGCTCTCTCGGACGGGTCCACGATGACGGCCGCGATCGATGCTGGGCTGACACGCCTGCAGTCGCTCGTCGGGACGGACCACCAGCTTGCGAAGACGACGCAGGCGCGCGCCTCGATGTCCGCCCGCGGGTTCACGTACATGCGCCGCACCCTCACCGGGCGCGAGAACTGCGCGTTGTGTGCGATCGCGTCGACACAGCGGTACAGCGTGCAGGACCTGATGCCCATCCACCCCGGATGCGACTGCGGGACCGACACAGTGCAAGCCGGCGCCGACCCGGGGCAGGTCATTGACGTCGACACGCTGGAAACCATCCATGGACTTGTCGCGGCGCAGTTCGGCGACACCGACCGTGGCGCGCGCATCCTTGACGGCCTCAACGAGCGATCCGACTTCGCAGACCTGATCATCACCCGCGAGCACGGCGAACTCGGGCCCGTCCTGACGTGGCGCGACCAGCACTTCACTGCGAAGGCTGACATCGCCGCGCTCAACTGAACTTCCCGCACCACGCGGGCAGAGCGACCCGGAATGGGTCGCTTCACACTCCGAAACGGGGACACATCACCATGCCGAAGACACCGGAAGAGATCGCCGCTGAAGAGGCCGCCGCAAGGGCTGCCGCAGAAGCCGACGACTCCGAGACGCCCGAAGCGAAGCTGGCTGCCGCACTCGCGGAAGCCGCGAAGTGGAAGGCCCTCTCCCGCAAGAACGAGGACGCAGCGAAGGCGAACGCCGCAAAGGCCAAGCAGTTCGACGACCTCGAGGAGGCGAACAAGACCGAGCAGCAGAAGCTGATCGATCGTGCTGAGGCGGCGGAGAAGGTCATCGCCGAACGCGACGCGAAAGACGCTGCTGCGACCCTCCGTGCGGAGATCGCGAAGGACAAGGGCTTCGAGGAGCGCAAGATCCCCGCGACCGCCCTCCGCGGCCTCACCCGGGAGGAGCTCGAGGCTCACGCCGACGAGCTGCTCGCCCTGTTCCCCGCCCCCCAGCAGGCGCCCGGCGCCGACGGTCAGGGCGGGACCGGCAAGCCCATCGGTGATGGCGACATGTCGGCCGACGACATCGTCGCCGCAGCTACCGCCCGGTAGCACCCCGGTTCATCACGTCCGTGATGGCCGCACCCACCCCTGAAAGGAAAAGCCATCATGGCGAACATCTTCGTGAAGGGGCAGAAGCTCGCGCAGACCGCGCTCGCGCTGCTCCGCAAGGAAGTGAAGGCACCCTCGCTCTTCACCTACAAGTTCGGCATCACCGACTTCGCCGGCGCCGAGGGCGACGTGGTGAACATCAAGCGCCCCGCCGTGCTCGTCGCACGGGAGAAGAACTGGCGCGGTGACGACTCGATCACCGTCGACCGGCTCGCGCAGTCGAAGATCCAGGTGACGCTGAACAAGCACCCGTACAGCGCCATCCACCTGCAGCCGGAGGAGGAGACGCTCGACGAGGTCGACTACGTCCGCGACGTCCAGGCGCCTCAGGTCCGCGCGATCCTCGAGTGGTTCGAGAACCTGATCGTCGGCGCGCTCCGCGCGGCCTCGTTCGTCTACAACGTGACGTTCAACACGGCCGCATCGAACGGCGAGCAGGACCCGCGCAAGGTCGCGATCAAGGCCCGCAAGCTCGCGCAGAAGGCGCACTGGCCCTCGACCGGTCGCTACTGGCTGGTCGGCGCGGACGTGTCCGAAGCGATCGCCGCGTACGACAAGCTGCTCGACGTCGACACGTCCGGGCTGCCGGAAGCCGTCCGCGAGGGCGTCGTGGGCAAGCTCGCCGGCTTCGTCATCGTCGAGCTCGACGCGCTGACCCCGACCGAGTCGTACTTCGTGCACGAGACGGCGATCGCGATCGCGAACGTCGCGCCCGTGGTGCCGCAGGGCGCGAAGGGCGGCGGCACGGTGGCCGGCAACGGTCTCGCCGTGACGCAGGTCTGGGACTACGACGGCAGCACGATGAAGGACCGCTCCGTGGTCCACTCGTTCGCTGGCGCGACGCCCGTCACCGACCCCGAGTTCGCGGAGGATGGCAGCATCCAGCGCGACGAGAGCGACGCGGTCATCATGAAGTTCCAGCGTGCGATCAAGGTCACGTTCGGCGCCGGCGGCTCGGAGAAGGCGAGCTACACGCTCACCATCACCGGCACCCCGACGGGCGGCACGTTCACCCTGACCGTCGACGGGCAGACCACGGACGCGATCGCGTACAACGCGTCGAACGCGACCATCGCCGCCGAGCTCAACGAGCTCACCGGCGTCTCCGGTGCGTCGGTGTCGGGCAGCGCGTTCCCCGCCAACGCGAAGACCGTGACGCTCAACGAGCGCGCCGTCGTCACCGCAACGGGCTCGTTCACCGGCGGCAGCTCGCCGGCGATCGCGGTCTCCTAACCGAACGGAGGTGAGGGCGTGTCCAACCCCACACTCGCGTCCGAAGCTGATGTGGTGTCGGCCCTCGGCCGCGCCCTCACCTCCGAGGAGGCGCTACGCGTCCCCGACATGCTCGTGAAGGCGTCCGACCTGTTCCGAGGGCGTGCCGGGCAGCTGTTCACGCCCGGCACGTCCACGGTGCGGCTGAAGGTGAACGGCGGCGAAGTCCGCCTCGCGCAGTCGCCCGCCACGACGGTCCTGGCCGTGACCGATGACGACGGCACCGCGGTCGAGTTCACCCGCTTCGAGCAGGTGCTCACCGTCCAGATGCGGTCGCACGAGTTCGTACGCGTCACGTACGAGCACGGCGCCGACGAGGTTCCCGACCTGGTGCGCACCACCGTCGCGGACGTCGTGGCCCGTGTCCTGAGCATCGACCCGGCCGCGCGTGCCGGGTTCACGCAGGTGCAGGAAACCACGGGTCCGTTCAGCAACGGCGGCACGTTCGCCGCGCACGCCGTCGGCGGGCAGGTGATGCTCGCCCCGGCAGACATCACCACTGCCCTGACGTTCCGCCCGCCCCGCACCGGCGGAACCATCGTGCAGCGCCCATGACTGACGATCGGAGGTGCCGCTGATGCGTGGTGAGACCATCACGATCGTCCGCAAGGGCGAGCAGACCAGCGAGGACTCACAGGGCAACCCGATCTTCGAAGACCTGCCCGACATCCCCGTCGCCGGCTGCGCGTTCGCGCCGCGATCGTCCGAGGAGAACGGCTCCAACGCGGGCGCACGGATCATCACCGGCGGCACCGTGTACGCGCCGCCTGGGACCGTGCTGTTCCCGACCGACCTGCTCCGCATCCGAGGGCAGGAGTGGCAGATCGACGGCGAGGTCGGCGACTGGGTGTCACCGTTCAGCGGCGACGAGCGCGGCGTCGAAGTCGCCGTGAAGCGAGGTGCGTGATGCCGAAGAAGGTCCGCTGGAAGGCGAACAAGCCGCTCTCCGTCGTCGCGAAGTCGGAGGAGCTCGCCGCCGTGCTCGAGAATGCTGCACAGCCCGTGCACGACGCGATGGCGCAAGACCCGAACGAGTTCTACCGGAAGACGCTCCGCATGAAGCGGTTCGTCTCGAGCGGGAAGCGTGGGCGCGTGTCGATCCAGGTCGGCACGGAGTCGACGATCGGTGCTCGGGTCGAGGCGAAGCGGGGCACGATGTCGAAGGCGATCAGCCGTGCGGGCCTCTGAGATCACGTTCCCGTCGACGATCGGGCTCGTCGTCGCGACGGAGCGGGCGTGGCTTCTCGAGCGGGGATGGTCGGCCGTAGTCGTGCAGCCGAAGCTACCGGCGACGAAGGTCGCCCGCATGGTCACGGTCCGTGATGACGGCGGTTCGGATCGTGACGGCGTCGAGCGGCGCCGGCACGCGTTGAACGTGTGGGCTGACGGCCCGGTCGATGCGGAGAACCTCGCGCGCGACGTCGCGGCCGGTGCGCGGGCGCGGTTGCACGCGACGGACATCTCGATCCTCGAGGTCGAGGACGACGCCGACGAGGTCCTGACCGTCGGCACGAAGAAGCTCACCCACTACCTCGTCGCCTGCACGATCCCCGTGCGCGCGGCGAACCTCTGACCACTCACCTGTCCCGTGTTCTCCCGCGCGGTGGCTATCCGGCGCGCCACGCGCCACTGAATCCAGAAGGAGAACGAACATGGCGAAGGACATCACCGAAGTTCGCGTGGCCGTCGATGGCGTTGTGTCGACTGCCGCGTTCGGCGCGGCGGCACCGACGTCCGCGGTCTCGGTGCTCGGCGTCGGGTGGACCGACCTCGGCTACGTGTCGGAGGACGGCGTCACGGAGACGACCGAGCAGTCGACGTCCGTGCTGCGTGCCTGGCAGCGGGCGAAGAAGGTCCGCACCCTGATCGAGGAGGGCTCGGTCCAGTACCAGGCGACCCTGATCCAGACGAACGCGGAGACCGTCGCGCTGTACTACGGCGGCACGGTCGAGGAGGACGGGTCGATCATCATCGACCCGTCGCGGGAGCGGCCCGTGATCGCGCTGACCCTCGACGTCATCGATGGTGACGAGGTGATCCGGGCGTACGCGCCGGAGGCGCAGGTCATCGAGGTCGGCGACCAGGTGTACTCGTCGGGCGAGCCCGTCGGGTACGAGGTCACGATCGAGTGCGCCGTGAACGAGGGCCTCGGCGGCGCGGTGAAGAAGTGGTACACCGCTCTCGCTGCCCCCGAAGAGGGGTAACCCTCACCAAGGCTGGGGCGGCGTCCGGATCGGGAGGCCGGCCGTCGCCCCTGTTCAACCATCGTTCACCTCCCGACCTCCCGAAAGGACCACCTCATGGCGGACATCCCCGAGTACACGAGCACGCCGTTCACGTTCAAGCTCGACGGCAAGGCGTTCCAGTTGAAGCGGCTCGGCTTCGGCGACATCGAGACGGCCGCGCAGGCGCAGGGCGCTTCGGATGACCCGATCGTCGCGATCCGGCTGATGAGCGACCTCCTCGCGACGAAGGCCGACAAGCGCACCCTCACGGCGATCAACTCGATGGAGCCGCTGCAGCTCCGGGACCTGTTCCAGCGGTGGGCTGGCCTGAACCCGGGGGAATCCTCGACCTCTGGCGAGTAGTCCACGGACACCTGCCAGAGGTCGCCGCGGACCTGCGCGCGTTCTACGGGGTCTCCCTGTGGGATACGCCGCTGCGTGAGGTGCGGGCGCTGGTGCTGATGCTGATGCGTCGGCCCGATTCGTGGTTGACCGCTGCGAAGCAGGGCTGGGAACGGCCCGTCACGTACGAGTGGCTCGCCATGGCCGACCTGATCGACGTGGAGCGTGCGAAGGGCGCGAAACGTCGCCCACGGCCGTACCCGCGCCCGATCGCGAAGCGGGCGAAGCTCGGCGGGAAGAAGACCGTGCGCCGGTCTCCTGCCGAGGTCCTCGCGATCCTCCGACCCAACCGGGAGTCACCTCCCACCGACTGACCGGGAGGGGCCCATGTCCGAGCCGTTCTACACCGCCTGGATGGAAGTCGTTCCCGATTTCTCGGGTTTCTCGAAGAAGTTCGACTCCGAACTCAACGGCGTTGTGGCGCCTGCGGGTCAGAAGGCGGGCAAGAAGGCCGGCGACGACGCGGGCAAGGGGATGATGGGCGGCGTCATCGGCGCCGTCGGCCGGATGGCTGGTCCCCTCGCGATCGCGTTCGCCGGCCTTCAGGTCGGGCAGATGGTCGCGAGCACCATCAGCGACGGCATCGCGCAGGCCGCCGACCTCGAGCAGTCCGTCGGCGCGATCGCGACGGTGTTCAAGGGCGGCGCCGACGAGATGCTCGCGTGGAGCGATCAGGCGGCGACGTCGGTCGGGCTCACGAAGAACGAGTTCAACGAGCTCGGGACGCTCATCGGGTCGCAGCTGAAAAACGGCGGCACGGCGATGGACGACCTCGCGCCGAAGACGAACTCCCTGATCCAGCTCGGCGCGGACCTGTCGTCCATGTTCGGCGGGTCGACGTCGGAAGCGGTTGAGGCGCTGTCGTCGGCGCTGAAGGGTGAACGCGACCCGATCGAACGGTATGGCGTGTCGCTCACGCAGGCCGCGATCGACGCGAAGGCTGCCGAGCTCGGGTTCGCGAAGGTCGGCGGTGCACTGTCGGCTGAAGCGAGCCAGGCGGCGACGCTCGCGCTGATCATGGATCAGACCGCGGACGCGCACGGCAACTTCGCGTCGGAGACCGACACCCTCGCGCACCAGCAGCAGGTCCTCGCCGCCGGGTGGGACAACGTCGTGACCCAGATCGGGCAGCTTTTCCTCCCGCTGATGACGACCATCGTCGGGTTCCTGAACACGTCCGTCATCCCTGCCCTGTCGGGGTTCTTCGGGGCGCTCAACGGCGGTGATGGGGCGGCGTCCGGGTTCGGGTCGATCCTCGGCACCATCGGGGACCTGTTCGGGCCGATCCTGTCGGCCGTGGCACCACTCGTCGGTGAACTGCTGCAGCTGTGGACCACGGCATCACCGATCATGATCCTGTTCCAGGCGCTGCAGCCCGTGATCCCGATCATCGCGGCAGCGCTCGGGCAGCTTGCGTCGGTGCTCGGCACCGGCCTCGGGGTCGTGCTGCAGGCGATCGTGCCGATCATCACGCAGCTCGTGACGATCCTGTCGGGCATCTTCCAGCAGGTCGTCGTCGGGCTGATGCCGCTCATCATGATGCTCGCCGAGGTGTTCGGGCAGATCGTGACCGCCCTCGCACCGCTGATCGCGGCGATCTTCCAACTCATCGCCCCACTGGTCGGGCTCCTCGCGCCGACCCTGCAGGTGCTCATGCCGATCCTGCAGGCCATCATCGACCTGTTCATCGCGGTCCTCGGGCCGGTGCTGCAGCTCGTGCAGGTCATCATCGACGCCCTCATGCCCGTCATCCAGGCACTCATCGACATCCTCACCGGTCTGATCACGTTCGTCGTGGGCGTGTTCTCGGGCGACTGGGAGATGGCGTGGTCCGGGGTCGAGCAGATCTTCAACGGGTTCGTGTCCGCGGTGAAGGGCATCATCGAGGGCCTGTTCCAGATCCTCGGCGGCATCGTCGACTTCATCTTCAACCTGTTCGGCGGGGTCGGTGATTGGCTCGTCGACGCCGGCCAGTCCCTCATCCAAGGCTTCATCGATGGCATCTCGAGCATGGTCGGCCAGGTCGGTGACGCGATCGGCGGGATCATGGACTGGGTTGGCGGGTTCTTCCCGCATTCGCCGGCGAAGCGTGGCCCGTTCTCGGGGTCTGGGTGGACGTCGGTCGCTGATGGTGGGCGGTCGCTCGCGGCGCAGTTCGCGGGCGGCTTCGATGACGGCATGGGCGGGTTCGGCCTCGGGTCGGGTCCGCTCGGGCCGCGGCTGTCGGTGCCGGGCCCGATCCCCGTCGATGATGTCCTCGCGACCTCGCCCGCGGGTGCGGGCGGCGGCGCCGGCGACGGACCGACGATCACCATCTTCAACCCGGTCCCGGAGCGGGCGTCGACTTCGATCCAGAAGACGTACTCGAAGATCGCCTACCTCGGACTCGACGCGATGGAGGGTGCGGATGCCTGAATACCGGTGGTCGATCGATGGTGTCGACCTGACCGACCACGCGTTCAACGTGATCCAGATCGACGACGCCGCGGCCGCGCCGCTCCGTGGCGAAGACCGGGAGTTCTCCGGCATCGCGGGACGTGCGCACCGGCCGAAGGTCGAGGACTCAACATCGATCACGCTCGGGATGCACGTCCTCGGGCAGGATCACGGCGGCACGACGCCGGCGGAGTGGGCGCTGAACTTCGAGGAGAACTGGCGAGCCCTGCGCCGGCTGTTCCGGCCGGACGGTGGCCGCCAGTTCACCCTCGGGCGGGCGTGGACCGACGACCTCGGCGACCACTACGCGGAGGCCGGTGGGGAAGCGCCTGGCGCGTTCGAGCGGCGCCACATCGGCGCGTACCAGGCGCGGATCACGGTCGACGTGCACCTCGCTGACCCGTTCTTCTACGGGGCGGAGCGGAGCGTCGTCCTCGAGCCGGACACACCCGTCGTCGTCGACAACGACGGCGACACGATGACGACGGCCGTGATCGTCGACTTCGCGGGGCAGCTCACGAACCCGACCCTCACGAACTCGACGCCGACGCCTGACGTGTGGGTGAAGGCGGGCACGTCCGTCGCGGCCGGCGACACGGTCACGGTCGACGTCGAGCAGACCACCGTCGCCCGCGAGTCGGACGGTGCGAACCTCATCGGCAGCATCACACACTCCGGGGCGCGCGCATGGTTCGGCCTCCTCCGTGGGGCGAACACGATCAAGCTCACCGCCGACGGCGGCGCCGGAACCGCGACCCTGCGGTTCCGTGAGAAGTGGATGTAGGAGGAACCCCGCATGGCCGGAAACTACCCCGATGCGCCCTCGTGGCGGATGGCAACGGACCGCGACGGAACCCAGTGGTTCCACGTCAGCCCCACCAACGTGATCACGGCTCTGTCGAACGCGAACGCGATCATCCTGAACGACGAGACGACGTCGTACTACGCCCCTCCGGTCGCGACGGGCGCGCAGCGGCTCATGGCGATCTTCCCCGAACTCCGCGACCTCGACGCTTACTTCGTCAGCATGGCAGCGTCCGGGTTCATGACGTCGTGGACCGTGGACGTATCGACGAACACGACGAACGGACTCGACGGGACGTGGACGCAGATCGCGACCAGCACAACCCCGCCATCCGCTTCGGTCGCGCCAGCCTACCGGTCGCCGGTGTCGACTACTCAACTCGCGATCCGCGCCGTACGGTTCAACTTCATCATGGCCGCGTCCGCCGACCTCGCCATTCAGGCGGCGCACCTGTACGGCGAACCGGCCCCGGGCGAGAACCCGAACCGACTCGCGCTCTGGCACCCCACACTCGACCAGCGGGTCACCCCGGCGTACTTCGACTGGGGCAACAGCCCGCGAGCGAGTTCGGCAGACCTGACGTTCCGGGTGAAGAACCTCTCACCCACGCTGAGCGCCGACGACATCCGAGTCGCAACCGAGGCCCTCACCGACGGCACACCGTCGGTGCCCGGACAGCACTCACTCTCCGTCGGCGGTGGCGCGTTCCTCGCTCAGGTCAACGTCGGCGACCTCGCTCCGGCTGCACTGTCGTCCGTCGTGACTCTCCGACGCATCACCCCATCGAACGCGCAGATCGGGCTGTTCGCGCTCCGAGTCTTCGCCGAAGCTGACGCCTGGAGCTGAGCATGCCGTGGACTACTCGAGGACGCGCACTCGCGCTCCGCAGCGTGTTCGGCGCCGACAAGTCGAGCATCGCGCCGGCCACGCTGTACCTCGCTCTCTTCAAGGGCGACCCCGCCGGGTCCGGCACCGAGCCGACATCGACCGGTAGCTACGCCCGTGTCGCGAAGACGAACGACGCCACACTGTGGGGCACGATCGGCGCGACCGACACCGCGATCAGCAACGTCGGCACGTCCGGTGCGATCACATGGCCGGCGGCGTCCGCCGTGTGGTCCATCACGGACCCGCTCACGCACTGGGCGATCTTCGACAACTCGTCCGGCGGGAACATGCTCGCGTCGGGGACGTTGTCGACGCCGATCACCATCACCGGTGCCGGCGACCAGGCACGCATCCCGGCGGGGGCGTTCACGATCACACAGGAGGCGTGATGGTCTTCAAGGACGGCGTCGCGGTCGGCACGGTCGGCGGAATCCGCGGAGCCGGTTCGGCGGTCGTCGCCGCGCAGGCGACGACCCCGTACCAGCCGCCGAACGGCTCGCACGAGCCGACGCTCGCCCTCTCGCTCTCGATCGCGCTGGACTCCACGCTCGGCACGAACTCCGACGTCCAGTGGCAACTCTCCACCGACCCCGCGTTCGGGTCGACCGTCTGGACGCTCACGTCGGTGAACAGGGTCGACGGCATCCTGAATGCCACGACGTCGGCCCTGACGAACCTGACGCGCTACTACTGGCGCACCCGCGCCGCGGAGACGGGAACGACCGCATGGGGGCCGTGGTCTCCCGTGTGGTCGGTCATCCCGGACACCCTCACCGGCCGCGCCTACGCGTACGCCGACCTCAACGTCGGCCTCGCACTGACCGTCGACCCAGACGTCACCGCCGTGGGGTACATCGACGAGAACGTCGGTGTCGAAATCACCCTCGTCTCCGACGCCGTCGAGTACGCCGACGAGAACGTCGGTGTCGAAATCACCCTCGTCTCCGACGCCGTCGAGTACGCCGCCGAGGGCGACGTGAACACTGCAACGCCGACGCCGCACATCTGGTTCCTCCGCCCGACGTCCGGGCGCGAGGGCGACGGCGTCGCGGTCGTCGGGTTCGGGTTCGGCGATCTGGAGACCACGTACACGGGCGTCCTCGAACGGAAGCAGGACCCCGGCGAAGACGTCTGGGAGGCCGTACCCATCACGGCGTGGCAGACGTTCCCCGCGACCGCTGACGCCTACGGGCCCGACCGCGAACTCGACCCCGACCTCGGTGTCATCGACATGCAGCACCAAGTCATCGAGTTCACCATCCCCACCGGATCGGAACCGCCAGGATTCCCCCTCCGGGTCAAGACGAACGGGAGCTGACGCATGGTCGCACGCACCTCCAACACCGCGTTCCTCACCGTGCTCGACTCGGTGCCGCTCGAGGGCGTCGGCTGGTACGTGCGGGTGCTGTCCGAGCGTGACTACGTGTCGCAGCTCGCGGAGATCCACCGGTTCTCCGCGCTCGGCTTCACGGTGGAGGCGAACGCTGAGGGCGGCGCCAGGATCACGCTCGACGCCGACGACCGCGTCTTCTCCGACCCGCTGCCCGCGGGCGAGGGTACGAGCATCGTCGAGCAGGAAGCGCTCTGGCAGATCATCGAGAACGGCATCGTTCGCGCGGAGTTCCTCGCCGAGGATGTGACCGAGGATGTCCTCCTCGACAAGGACGGCCCACGGTCGACCGTGGTTGCCGGCCGCGGCACGGCGTCGGTGCTGGAATGGGCGCGGGTGCTGCCAGAGGGTATGCCTGCGCCGGTCTCGACGGAGCGCACGTTCACCGGGCACCCGATGGCGGTGTGGCGTGAGCTGTTCCTCGAGGCGCAGGCTGATGGGTACCTCGAGTGGGTGCGGCTCACGTTCTCCGCTGCGGAGGACTCGCAGGGTGTCGCGTGGGGTGCCGCGCAGACGTTGACGGTGCGTGCTGGCGACGATCTGCTCACGCTGCTGAAGCGGTGGTGCGAGCAGAACGAGCTCGCGTGGCGGATGCTGCCGGGGTTCCGGTTGCAGGTCGTCCAGGCTGTCGGGCACCGCCGTGAGGCGCAGGTCGTCTTCACCCAGCACCGTGCGCAGCACCAGCACCAGCGGGCCATCACCCGTCGCGACGTGCGGAACGTGGTCTACGCCGACGGTGGCGACCTCGGCATCGCGGTCGCGGAGAACTCGACGTCGCAGGCGAAGTGGCGGCGTCGCGCCGCATGGGTGTCCGCGGGCGACTCTGGCGACGCGACCGCACGGTCCGCCGTGGCGAACGCGACCCTCGCGCTGTCGAAGGACCAACGGTCGTCGCGCACGGTGAAGGTTCCCGCGGACCGGCCGAACCGGCAACCGTTCGTCGACTTCGACGTGCACGACTGGATCACGATCGAACTCGAGGATGGGGCGGCGACGTCCGGGTCGATGCGGGTCATGGGCATCGCGGTCGACATCGACGCCACTGGGCTGCCTGACGTCGAGCTCACGTTGCAGTCATTGTTCGAGGCTCGAGCGATCAAGCTGCAGCGCGCGCTCGACAACATCGGCGGTTCGTCTTCCGGTGGTGCCGGGGCGACGCAGTCCGCACCGATCCCGGTGTCGAAGGCGCTGGCAGCGACGAAGCTGACCGACCTCGCCGACGTCGACGTGCTCGGCCTCTCAGCCGGCGACATCCTGCTCTGGGATGGCGCGAAGTTCGTCGACGCTACGCCGACGCTCGAACTACTCGCGGACGTCGATGCAACCGGACCCGCCGACGGTGACGCACTGCGATACGAGACATCGTCCGGCCTGTGGGTTCCTGGCGCCGTCGACGCGGGCGCGTCGGAGATCGGCGATCTCTCCGACGTCGACACCAGCACGACGCCGCCGGCCATCGGCGACACGCTCATGTGGGACGGCTCGAACTGGGTTCCGGGTGCTCCCTCCGGAGGCGGCGGGTCGGCGATCATCGCCAAACAGGAGTTCCCCCGCTTCAACCAGGTGACGAACAGTCTGGGGAGCACGTTCCCCAAGGGGCAGCGCGTCCGGGTGTTCCTGAACGCGACCCTCACGAAGTTGACGGCGAGGCTCACGACCGTCGCCGGGAAGACGTACCGGTTCGGGTTCTATCGGGTGTCCGCGAGCAACACCGTGCTGCAGGTCCTCGGGACGGTGGACGTCGCGAGCCCTGGGGCGATCACCGGGCACACGCTCGAGACGGGGCCCGTGTCGTTCCCGGTGCTCGCCGGCGAGTTCTACGCGACCGTCGTCTGGACGACCGACAGCAGCTCGTTCACGTCGTTCTACGACACGTCGACGACGACGCACGGCCCGGTCGCGTCCGTCTACCAGCCCATTGCCGGTCAGAACGGCATCGAGCACGCTGGCGCGTTCCCGATCGTCGTGGGCACCACGTTGATGCTCGCGATCAACGGCTATTGCGTCGGCTTCGAAGCCACTCTCGGCTGACCAACCACGACCCCTGCCGCCTCCACTACGCCCCGCCATCCGGTGGGCGTTTCGCATCCCCGGAAGGAGCACCACCATGTCGAACTGGGCAGCGACCACCGATCAGGTGATCGACCACGGCTTCGGAGGTTCGCGCGGAGGCGCGGGCATCGAGGGCGTCATCATCCACCACGCCGCCGGCACCGACGCGCTCGGCTACGTCGCGAACGCCAACAACCGCGACTCGCACCCGACGTACCACATCGCCCGCAACGGCACCGTGTCGGGGATCGTGCATCCCGACCGGCGGCCGTTCTCCACCGCGAACGACGTCGACAAGATCGCGGTCACGTTCGAGATCGACAACGCGTCCGCCGGCGGCGACTGGCCCATCACCGACGCGTCGATGGAAGCCCTCATCCAGGTCATCCTCGACCACGAGCGGCAGTCGACCCGGAAGGGCTTCGCGAAGAACATCCGCGGCAAGGACCAGTCGGAATTCTTCATCGGCTACCACTCGCAGTACGTGCAGACCGCGTGCCCCGGCCCGTACATCACAGCCCGCATCGACTGGCTGGTCGGGGAACTCAACCGGCGCCGGACCGGTGGTGCCGCACCGACCCCGCCGCCCGCACCGGCGGCACCCGCCGCACCGGCCGCGGCGCCCGCAGGCGGCGGTGCGTCGTGGGCGTTCAACCAGCCCGACACCGGCACGCAGGCCCGCATCCAACGCGCACTCACCGCCCGAGGCCGCTACTCCGGCCCCGCCGACGGCGTGTGGGGGCCGAACACGATCAAGGGCATCCAGACCACGATCCGCAACGTCGGCTACGACGGGCCCGTCGACGGCATCCCCGGACCTGAGACGTGCCGCCTCGTGCAGGTCTACGCGCAACGCTTCGGCTCGTACACCGGCCCCATCGACCGTGTCCTCGGCCCGAACGGGTGGGCCGGCTTCGCGCTCGGACTCGAGCGCCCGTGAGCGCAGAGCTCCCACCGGCCACGGTCGCCGGCCTGTTCGAGTCCATCGGCCGTGTCGAAGCGAAAGTCGACGCGCTCGGTGGACTCGACACCCGACTCCGCGCCGTCGAGCTCGACGTGCACACCCTGAAGGAGACGTCGAACCGAGAGAGCCAACGACGTGCCCCGTGGTGGGTCGTCGTCGGTGTCGTGTTCGGCGCTGTCACCGCGACGGGTGTGCTCGTCGGTCTCCTCATCAGTCTCGCCAAGATCGCCGACGTGCTCGGCACCATCACCTGAAGGGGAACCACCATGACCGACACCGCACCGAAGCATGCGGAAATCTCCACGGAGGACGCTCCGACGTTCCTCCCGCTCGCCGTCCGCCGGGTGCTGTACGTCCTCGGCCTTGCCGGTGCCGTCGCGGCGCCCGTGCTCGCGATCACCGCACCCGAGTACGCGGCCGCGATCGTGACGGGCGCGTCTGTGCTGAACGCGGCCGCGCTCGGCACTGCACTCGCGAACCCCGCCCGCTGACCCCAGCGGAACCTGTTGCGCCCCCGGCGCCGCTCACCTCGAGCGGGCCGGGGGCGCTTTCGCGTTGCCCCGGGGAAGGGAGCAGGCCGCCCCATCCCGAAGGCAGGGCGGCCTGCAAAGGGGCCGCCCGGTGTATCCCGCACCGTCGACCACGCGGGCACCCGAAGGAGACACCCGCGCTGGCTGGAAGCCTATGCGCAGCGTTCGATGGAGGCGATCGGCTGCGACCGCTCGACACGGTACGCCGCGTGGCGGGCGCCGGCCGGGTCGGCTGCGGACACCTTCAGGCGGGTGCCGTTCGAGAACGTGACGATGAACATGGCCCGCACTATACGCCGTATAGGCTGCTGCCGCTATACATCGTATAGACGTTCAGGGGTAGCCCTGAGCAGGTACGGTGACGTGGTGACCCTCCCGCTGTCCCGTGTCCGTGACGCGGCTGAAGCGCTCGCCCGCGCGGACGCCGCGCGCGAGACCCTGCAGCGGGAGCGGGATGCCGCGGTCGCCGCCGCCCTCGAGAACGGGGCGACGTGGGTGCAGGTGCAGGAAGCGGCCGGCCTCAGCCCGCGTGGTGTTGCGCTCGCGATCCGCCGCCACCGCGAACGCACCACCTGA